GGTAACTTCGTGGCGCAAAATTTTTCTAGGCACAAATTTACAAATGTATTTACATTGCTTACAAACTGCCCTTTTTGAAAATTTATGAACCTAATCAGGGCGGTATATTATACCATATTTATCAAGATACGCTATTGTAAATAAAAGTAGCATTATCGGATTTACACTATGGCTCTTATTACTAGAAAAGAAGCAGCAGAGAAAATGGGTGTGACTATACAAGCGGTGTATATGGCGATCAAGCAAGGTCGCCTTACAGCGATGGAAGATAATCAAGGTAATATTGTTATTAACAGCGACACTATGGTTGCAGAGTGGAACAAAAAGTCTGCTTTTAGACAGATGAAAACAAATCCACAACCATCAACACCGAAACGTAAGCGATCATCTATAACAACTGACTTAATACCTGAGTACGAAGAAAGTAGAGCTAGAACAGAACATTTAAAAGCTGAGTTGCTTGAGTTAGAACGTAAACAAAAAGAAGACAGCCTTGTTCCGATGAAAGAAGTTCAACAAAAGTGGACAGAAGTTATTACTACGGCAAGAACAAAATTATTAGGAATATCATCAAAAGCAAAACAACGATTACCTGATTTAGATACAAACGCAGTTAGTTGTATAGATGACATTGTTAGAGAAGCTTTAGAAGAATTATCTGTTGCATGAGCAATATTTTATCTTTAGAACAAATAGCATTTAGTAGTTTTAAACCGCCTAAGAAGTTAAGTCTTAGTGATTGGGCAGATGAGTATGCGTATTTATCAGCAGAAAGTAGTGCAGAGGGTGGTAGATGGAAAACTTTGCCATATCAAAAAGGAATGATGGATGCGATAACTAATCCTGATATAGAGCAAGTAACAATAATGAAATCGGCTAGGGTTGGATATTCCAAAATTCTTAATCACGTTATCGCATATCATATACACCAGGACAGTTGTCCCATAATGGTAGTACAACCGACTATTGAGGACGCTACCGGGTACTCTAAAGAAGAAATCGCACCCATGCTCAGAGACACGCCATGTTTACATGGTCTTGTAAGTGATGCAAAAGCAAAAGATGGTCAGAATACACTTTTACAAAAACAGTTTCCCGGTGGCACATTATCTTTAGTAGGTGCTAATTCACCTAGAGGATTTAGAAGGGTCAGTAGAAGAATAGTTTTGTTTGATGAGATAGATGGCTACCCTGCATCGGCTGGTACTGAGGGAGATCAAATAAAACTAGGGATTAGAAGAACAGAATATTATTGGAATCGAAAAATTGTATCTGGATCTACACCGACTGTAAAAGATTTTTCTCGTATAGAAAAAATGTTTTTACAGACAAATCAACAGAGGTACTACTGTCCATGTCCGCACTGCGGTCATATGCAATATCTAAGATGGGCGCAGTTTAAATGGCAAAATGACGATCCTGATACAGTTCACTATCAATGTGAATCTTGTACGAAAGCGATACCACATAATAAAAAAAGATGGATGGTAGAACGTGGTGAATGGAGAGCAACTGCACCCGGCAAATCTAAACACGTTGGTTTTCATATATGGGCTGCATATTCATATTCTCCTAATGCAAGTTGGGCGAATCTTGTAGAGGAGTTTTTGTTAAGTAAAGATGATCCCGAACAACTTAAAACATGGATAAATACAATTTTAGGTGAGACATGGGAGGATGAGTATCAAGCCAAGGTTGGTGCAGATGCGTTAATGATTAGAGCATCAGAAGCAACTTATGAACGAGCAAAACCTCCAGAAGAAGTTTTATTATTGACTGCTGGTATTGATACACAGGATGACAGATTAAGTTTGTCAGTTTTTGGTGTTGGTAGGAATGAAGAAATGTTTTTGATAGATCGACAAGTTTTGTATGGCTCACCAGCAAGAGCAGATGTATGGAAACAGTTAGATGAAGTTTTGCTTGGCAAGTATAAAAATGTAAATAATGTAGAACTAAAAATTGAGAGTGCTGCGATTGATACTGGTGGTCATTACACACATGAGGTTTATCAATATGTAAGAGAAAGATCTCATATTGGGTTGATTGGTATTAAAGGTGTCGGCCAGAAAGGAAAACCACCACTAGGCAAACCTACAAAAGTAGATATTAATTTTACAGGTAAAGCATTAAAGAAAGGCGTACAATTATTCCCTGTTGGTGTAGATGTAATCAAAACAACTCTTAGCAACAAGCTAAAAGATGCAGAAGTTGGCAAAGGTTATATACATTTCTATCCAACAATCACACCAGATTATTTTCAAGAACTTACAGCAGAAAAACAAGTATTAAAGTATAAAAATGGCTATCAAGAACGTGTTTGGGTTAAAAAAAGCAATGCCAGAAACGAAGCACTAGATGAAATGGTATATGCGTGGGCTGCATATCAGCGTTTATTGCAAAAATATGACCGAAGGACTATATTTGACCAATTTGAAAGAAAAATTAACCCTAAAAAGCCTCTAAAGGAGACTAAGGTAGACTTAAAACGTACTAATTCGCCTAAAAAGACGAATTTTGTCGCTAATTGGTAATTAATCGTGACCTTTCCACAAAAAGTAATTGCAGGAGATTTTGTTCAATGGAGAATCCCAGCGAGTCAAGATGTCTTCGGAAACAGTATCAGCAGTCCAGATTGGTCGGTTGTGTACTATTTAAGAACAAACACTTCCTCAGAAGGAGCTACTGTCAATAGCTCTGCATATAATGATGGCTTTCAATTCAGCATACCTGCTGCCACAACAGCTAATTTTGATGCTGGTAATTGGTTTTATCAAGCTGTAGCTAATAAGTCAGGACAAGAAACACAAACAATTTATAGAGGATCGTTTGAAGTTTTTGCAACACAGTCTTATAGCGGAACACCAGCAGCTTATGATGGCCGTTCACAGGTAGAAAAAGATTTAGATGTTATACAAGCAGCTATTAGAACAATTATTAGTGGTGGTGCTATACAAGAATATAAAATTGGTACAAGAACAGCAAAGAAATATGAATTATCAGAGTTAATAATGTTAGAAGCAAGATACAAAGCTGAGCTTGTTAGAGAAAAACAAGCAGAAATGATTGCTAATGGTCTTGGCAATCCAAGAGCTACATTTGTTCGTTTTAACGAGGCATACTAATGGGAATACGATCTAACATCGCTAACACAGTAAAAAGAGTTCTTGGGTTTGGCAGAAAAGCTACACCTCTTGGTAGTTTAAAAAGAGCCTATCAAGGTGCATTAGTTTCTAGGTTGACTTCCGATTGGATGAGCAGCCAGTTGAGTGCCGATGCCGAAATACGGAATAGTTTGCGTAAGCTAAGAGATAGATCAAGAGAACTTGTAAGAAACAATCCTTATGCTAGACAAGCAAAGCGTACAACACAAATAAATATTGTTGGAACAGGTATGAAGTTTCAGTCTCTCGTGTTGCAGCAAAGAGGTGGCAAGAGGGATCAAAGAGTTAACAATCTAATAGAAGAAAAATGGTCAGAATGGACAAGTGCTGATAGTTGTGATTGTGCTGGTAAATATAGTTTTCACGAATTTGAATGGTTGGCTGCTGGTGCATTGTGTGAGTCAGGTGAAGCAATATTTAGGGTTGTCAAACAACAGTTTGGCGATTCAAAAGTACCTCTTGCATTGCAACTGATTGAAAGTGATTTGTTAGATGAAGAATATGACGGCAAGACACTCACCAAAGGTAATGAATGGCGTAATGGTGTAGAGGTTGACGAATGGGGAAGGCCACAAAGGTACGCTATTTTGAAGAAGCATCCAGGAGATGCGTATTACTTAGATTATGCAAATAAACAGTCATTGCATATCTTTATTAATGCGTCAGAAATTATACATTTGTTCATGCCAGAACGACCCGGCCAGAACAGAGGTGTGCCTTGGTTTCATAGTGTGATGAATGATATGCACCAATTACAGGGATATGAAGAAGCTGCTGTTATACGAGCTAGGGCAGGTGCAAGCATTATGGGATTTATTCAAAACGATCAAGGTGAATTGATTGGTGATGATGTACAAAATGCACAAAGAATACAAAACTTTGAGCCGGGTACGTTTAGGTATTTAATGCCAAATGAATCTGTAAATGTTCCTGATATTGACTATCCATCACAGCAGTATGAAATGTTTGTCAAAAACAAGATTAGACGTTTTGCTACAGGTATAGGTTGCAGTTTTGAGACAATATCAAAAGACTTTTCAGAAACTAATTATTCAAGTTCAAGACTTAGCTTGTTAGAAGACAGGCAACATTGGAGCTTTTGTCA